CGGGGGCTAGGGCCATGTTTCTCTCAAATATTTACATAAAATTTCGTTTGGCCTATAACTATCCTATAAAGCAGTATATTATCCCATAAATAACTAGGGTCCCCCGATGAATGTTAACCTAAATCATGCACAGCAAGAAAAGGCCCTGAAGCTTCAATTGAGGCTCGCCCAAATCGCCAAGAACGAGGGTTGTCAGGAAAACTTTTTGGACTTTGTTAGGTCCCAGTGGCCGGAGTTTATTGCTGGTAGGCATCATAAAATAATTGCGGACAAGCTTGAGCGGGTCGCGAGCGGCGAACTAAAGCGTTTGATTATCAACATGGCTCCGCGGCACACGAAGAGTGAGTTTGCTTCGTTTTTGTTTCCTGCTTGGATGATGGGCAAGAACCCGAGTATGAAGATTATTCAGGCGACTCACACGACGGAGTTGGCTGTTAACTTTGGTCGGAAGACTAAGAACCTTTTGGACATGGACAGTTACAAGGAGGTTTTCCCTGACGTTAAGTTGGCTGCGGACAGTAAGGCGAGTGGTCGTTGGGACACGAGTGCTGGTGGTATGTATTATGCTGTTGGTGTTGGTTCGAATTTGGCTGGTCGTGGTGGTGATTTAATTATCATTGACGACCCTCATTCTGAGCAGACGGCGATGAGTGCTCATGGTTTTGAGGATGCTTGGGATTGGTATACTGGGGGTCCTCGGCAGCGTTTACAGCCGGGTGGTTCTATAGTTTTGGTACAGACTCGTTGGTCAGAGAAGGACATGACGGGTCAGTTATTGCGAGCGATGGCGAAGGACCCTTTATCGGATCAGTGGGAGGTTGTTGAGTTACCTGCTATTTTTGAGGATGAGACTCCTTGTTGGCCTGAGTACTGGAGTTTAGAGGATTTAACCGCGGTCCGCGCATCTATCCCTCCGAGCAAGTGGAATGCTCAATATCAGCAGAATCCTACTGGTGAGGAGAATGCGATCATTCCTCGGGATTGGTGGCGTCGTTGGGATAAGGAGGTTGTTCCTCAGTTAGAGTATGTGATTCAGAGTTATGACACGGCTTTTAGCAAGCGTGAGACGAGTGACTTTAGTGCTATTACGACTTGGGGTGTATTTTATCCGAACGAGGGTGGTTCGGGTCCTAATTTAATATTGTTGGATAGTAAGAAGGGTCGCTGGGATTTTCCGGAGTTGAAGTCTATAGCATTTGAGGAGTATCAGTTTTGGGACCCTGACACTGTAATTATTGAGGCGAAGGCGAGTGGTTTACCTTTGACCCATGAGCTTCGCAATGTTGGTATACCTGTTGTAAATTTCACTCCTAGTCGTGGTAATGACAAGGTTAGCCGGGTACATGCCATTAGTCCTATGTTAGAGTCTGGCATGGTTTGGGCTCCAGACAAGCCTTGGGCTGATGAGTTAATTGAGGAGGTTGCGGCGTTTCCGAACGGCGAGCATGACGATTTGGTTGACAGCATGACCCAAGCTCTGATGAGGTATCGTCAGGGTAATTTTGTCCAGTTACCAACAGATGATTGGCAAAACGAAGAAGAATCTGTTAAGGTGCGGGCATATTATTGACGGAGGGCCTTATGGCTATTGGCGGATTGATGGATACGACTAACGTTCCGAGTCAGTTAGACGAGGAAGATTTACGCGCAGAAGTTGAGTTAGAGGTTCCGGATTCTGGTGCTGACCCTTATTTGATGTCTTCTGACGTAGGTTCTGATGGTCTTGAGATTGAGATCATTGAGGAGGACAACGGCGACGTTACCGTTGATTTTGACCCGAGTGCGTCTTTGGATGACATGGAGGGCGGTTTTAGCGATAACTTGGCTGAGTACTTGTCGGATTATGAGCTTTCTCGCATTTCCAGTGATTTATCTAGCGAGTTTGACAGTAACAAGGCGTCTCGTCAGGAGTGGGAAGATACTTATTCCAATGGCTTAGAGTTGTTAGGATTCAGTTATTCTGAGCGCAGCCAGCCGTTTCGCGGTGCGAGCGGGGTTACGCATCCTTTGTTAGCCGAGGCTGCGACTCAGTTTCAGGCTCAAGCGTTTAATGAGTTATTGCCTTCTTCGGGTCCTGTCCGGACGGCTATTATGGGTGAAGAGACTCGTGAAAAGGCGTCTCAAGCGCAGCGTGTTCGTCAGTTTATGAATTATTATCTGACTAATGTTATGGAGGATTACACTCCTGACATGGATCAGATGCTGTTTTATTTACCGCTGGCGGGGAGTACGTTTAAAAAGGTTTACTTTGACGAGGCTCTGGGCCGGATTGTTAGTAAGTTTGTGCCTGCGGAGCAGTTAGTGGTTCCTTACGAGACTTCTGACTTAGATACTTGTCCGAATATCACGCAGGTTGTTCGCATGGGTTTGAACGATTTGCGCAAGATGCAGGTTGGCGGCTTTTATTTAGACATTCCTGTGACTCCGGTTCAGCAAGATTTGGACTCTGTAGAGACTGAAATGGACCGTATTAACGGCATGGAGAGCTCTCAGATCGATTATGACTGCACTTTGTTAGAGTGTCATGTTGATCTGGATTTGGAGGGTTACGAGGACCGTGATGAAGATGGCGAGCCTACTGGTATTAAGTTACCTTACATTGTTACGATTTCTCAGGACAACGGTCAGGTGTTGTCTGTCCGCCGCAATTATTTAGAGGATGATGAGCAGCGTAAAAAGATACAGTATTTTGTTCATTACAAGTTTTTGCCGGGGTTTGGTTTTTACGGTCTTGGCTTGATTCATACTATTGGTGGTTTGTCGCGCACAGCTACATCTTCACTTCGTCAATTGATTGACGCTGGTACGTTGTCGAATCTTCCTGCGGGTTTCAAGGCCCGCGGCCTGCGGATCAGGGACGACGATGAGCCTTTACAGCCGGGTGAGTTTAGGGATGTTGACGCTCCGGGCGGTGCTATTCGTGACAGTTTGATGCCGTTGCCTTTCAAGGGACCGGATCAGACGTTATTCCAGTTGTTGGGTTTTGTTGTTCAGGCTGGTCAGCGGTTTGCGACCATTACTGATATGAAGGTTGGCGACGGCAATCAGAACGCGGCCGTCGGAACTACCATAGCGATGTTGGAGCAGGGTTCTCGTGTTATGAGTGCTGTTCACAAGCGGCTTCATTATGCGATGCGTCAGGAGTTCAAGATTTTGGCTCGTGTTATGAGCGAGACGTTACCTCCGGAGTATCCGTATAGCATTGAGGGTGCGGATCAGTCTGTTATGGCGACGGACTTTGATGACCGTGTGGACGTTATCCCTGTTTCGAATCCGAATGCTTTCAGTCAGTCTCAGCGGATTTTGTTGGCTCAGACGAAGTTGCAATTAGCTACTCAGGCTCCTGAGATGCACAACATGCACGAGGTTTTCCGTGACATGTATGAGGCGTTGGGTGTTACGGATGTGGATCGTTTAATGAAGTCGGTTCCTGACGAGGATTCGATTCCTTTGGACCCTGCGCAAGAAAACATCAACGCTTTGGACAACATGAAGCTGGAAGCGTTTCCGGGTCAGAATCACCAAGCGCACATCATGGCTCACTTGGTATTTGGCGCGAGTCCGATGGTTGGTCAGTTACCTCCTGTTGCTTTGTCTATGCAGAAGCACATTATGGAGCACGTTAAGATTGGTGCGGAAGAGCAGGCTATGTCTCAGATGCAGCAAGCTGGACCGCTGCCCGCGGATCAGCAAGAGATGCAGTATCAGATGATGGTTGCACAGTTTGTTGCGGAGGGTATGCAACAGGTCAAGCAGCTTTCTGGACAAGTCTCTGGTCAGGGTCCCGATCCTTTGCTACAGTTGAAAGAGAAAGAGTTGGAGATAAAGGCTCAGTCCGAGCAGGCGGATTCTCAGTTAGATCAAGCGAAGTTGCAGCTTGACGCTCAGAACCAGCAGATGCGGGCCGAGCAGTTCCAGCAGCGTCTGGCAAGTCAAGAGAATCAGACGGACAAACGGATTGAGAGTGCTATGCAACGCGAGTTGTTAAAACAGAGAGGACAGAACAATGGCTAAAGTAAAGGTAAACGGTTCAGCGCCGGGTCCCGCTCCGAAAGCGGTTCCTTACGCGGATATTAAGGGCCAAGGCCGTGTTCCTTATGGGAAGACTGCGGATGTTAAGGTTCCTACCATGTCGGGTCGTCGCGGCGTTGCTCGTGGAATGGGAGCGGCCAAAAAGGGTGGCGGCTACATCGAGTGTTGATCGGTGGAAATGTCGGAACTTTGGAATGTCGGATTAACCGCGGCGTTAGGCTTTGTTGTTTGGTGGGCTAAGACTCAGCACGAGGAGCTTCGCCGAGTTCAGATTCTTTTAAACCGGACTCGGGAAGACATAGCAAAAGAATATGTAACAAAGTCAGATAGTTCCGAGGTCCTGTCTCAGATTATGAATAAGTTTGACAGGATAGAGGAAAAAATAGACCGCTTGATGGAGCGGTGATATGTGGTGCGTTCTTGTATTTGTCGGGTACGGACACACTTTCGTAAACAATTACGGCACGTTGTTTTATAAAGCCTGCTACTACGACTGCGGCGCACCGGGGGGTACGAACGGCCAGTGGTACGATAAACGACACGTTGTCCACCCAGACGCTTACTGCCCTGCGAGGTACATGGACACATGATTGATCCTATTACAGCAGTCGGATTAGCCACATCTGCTTTTAATATCATTAAGCAAGGAATGAGTGTCGGAAAAGACATTCAGGAGATGAGCGGCACTCTTGCTAAATGGGGGGCTGCATTTTCTGATTTTCAATACGCTGAACAACAACTCAAAAATCCTCCGTGGTACAGTTTCAAAGGTTCTGATGCTGAAAGTGCTATTGAAATATTTGCACAGCGCAAAAAGATGGAGGCTATGCGTAAGGAAATAAAAGACTATATTTCATGGAACTATGGTCCTTCAGCTTGGGAAGAGGTCTTGGCTATTGAGGGTGAAATGCGGCGTGTCCGCAAACAAGAGCTTTATCGCAAAGAAGAACTAAAACGCGCGGTTATTGAGTGGACTGTAGGTATTATTATCGCCACTTCTGCTGCCGCTGCTGTAACTTTTATACTTTATTATTGGGGCAGATATCAGGGGAAGTGGTAATGTGGTTTTTAGTCTGGTTTCAAGTTATGAATAACAACATTGAGCATTATCAGCTTAATCAGTTTACTACTGAAAACGAGTGTAGAGAAGCTCTTGAGGATGCAAAAGTCTTGATAACTACGAGCCAAACAACGGTGTATTGTTTTGAGGTTATACCGAAATAAACGTGGAGATTACGTTGTATATGACAAAAACGGAAAAGTTGTTATAATAACGCACCACAAACGATATGCTGTAGAGTACGCAAGGAGTTTAGAAGATGCCGAATGAGTACGATCTGAACGGGAATGGCAAGATTGATCCGGTTGAGCATGAGATTATGCTGGAGGACCGCCGTCGCCGAATGGAGGACGCAGACGCCAAGAGAGACGCGCAGAGGCGTATGACTTGGTTTGCGCTGTCTGGTATGATCCTGTACCCTTTGGTTATTCTAGTGGCTTCTGTGACGGGCTTAGACACCGCTGCGAAGTTAATGGCGGATATAGCGGCTGTGTATGTTATTGGAGCTTCGGGTATTGCCGCGGCTTATTTCGGGTTTAATGCAATGGAGAGCAAGAATGCTACAAGCACTGATCGGTCCGATCGCTAGCCTTGCTGGCGGATGGCTGGACGCAAAGACTACTAAGCAGGCCGCAGAGGCCAAGCTCAAGCTGACCGAAGCGGAAGCCAAGGCGAAGATTATGTTGTCGGAGCATACGAGCGTTGCCGATTGGGAGCGCATTATGGCGGAGGGGGCGAAGTCCTCGTGGAAAGACGAGTGGTTTGTAATTGTTCTGTCAATTCCGCTTATTCTGGCCTTCATACCCGGTGCAGAGGGTTGGGTTGACCGTGGTTTTGAGCAGCTTTCCAAAGCGCCTGATTGGTATTTTTACAGCTTAGGTATTGCAATCAGCGCGAGCTTCGGTGTCCGTGGTGCGCAGGCTTTGTTTAAGAGGAAATGATGGAAAACTTAAAGTTACCTGTAGCCCTTGTGGCAGCGATGGCTGTTCAGCTTGCCGCGGGTGTGTGGTGGGTATCACAGCAGGCTGCTACGATTGCCAGCCTTGAAGAGACGGTGAGTCAGATCGGATCTCGCATGGCGATTGAGGACAACATCAATCTCAAACGTGATGTCCAAGACAATGCAATGGAAATCGAATACGCTTTCGATGACCTTGATGAGGTCTGGGATGAACTAGCTAACTTAGCTAACTCCATCGGACAAGTTACCACGTTGCAGCAAAGAGTTTCTTTGCTTGAGAATGATTTTAAGTATATTGGCCGAGATCACGACGGCCTTATGAACATGAAAGGTGGTATGAAATGACATACAAACTGGGAAACCGCAGCAACGAGAAACTGGAGGGGGTTGATCCCGCTTTGCAGGCCGTTGTTCGCATGGCTATCGGAATTAGCGAACAGGACTTCAGTGTGATTTGCGGTCTTAGAACCCGCAAGGAGCAGGAGGCGTTGGTCGCCAAAGGTGCTTCACAGACTATGAAGAGTAAGCATTTAGGCGGTTATGCCGTTGATTTAATGGCATATATTGACGGGGGCAGATGGGAACTGAATCTCTATGATGAGATTGCAGACGCCATGAAAACCGCAGCTAAAGATTGCGGGGTCAAACTCCGCTGGGGCGCCGCTTGGCATATTGATGACTTTGGGGCCTATGAAGGCACCGCAGAAGAAGCTATGAATGAGTATGTAGACTTACGTCGATCACAAGGCCGTCGTCCATTTATCGATGCGCCTCACTTTGAGATAATGGAGTAGGAGAGAGAAAATGCCGGCACCAAAGAAATCCCTTCGTCCGAAGGCACGAACCTCTATTTACGGTGAGCCAGAGGGCAGCACCCAACACCCTAGTGGTTTAAATATGAAAGAGAGGATGAAGCCTATGCGCCCGAAAGCGCGTCCAGATTCTATTATGGAACGTGGTGCTGTTAAACGCGGCAATAACGAGGCTAAACGTCGTTCTAAGGAGACTAAGCTGTTTAGTTATGGTGGAGATGTAAAGTACAAAGATGGGGGAAAGGTTTTCCCTGACTTAAACAACGATGGAGAGGTTACTCGCGCGGATGTTCTAAAAGGCCGTGGAGTAGAAGGCTTCTACCAAGGTGGAGATGTACGTTCCAACTCTAAACGAGGAAAGTGTTACTAATGGTTAACATTATGGTTAGTATTTTCCCGGATATGCCGGGGAACCTTCTAGAGGAAATTGAGGAGGTAGATACAGACGAAACCTGCCCTCTTTCCACACAAGACGAGACGATTAACGAAGAGAACCGAAACATTGCAGTTGCGTCACACAACTATCGTGGCCCTAATACAGGCACTGCGTTTCGGAACGATGAGTCTTGCGGGTCTTGTGTTTTTTATGATGTAACTGAC